CTCCGAATAACGTTTTTGCTCCTCCTATTATATCACCACTAAACATTTTCTTAAACCCTACCCCTGCTAATTGCGCTTGTAAAGCTATTTGCTTAAGACCGTTGTTCATTATCTTAGCTACATCTTTGAACTTGTCTTTTACACCACCAATAGTAATACCAAAAGCTCCAAATTCATTAGTTAATTCTTTTGTTTCTTTAGATACCTTGCCTATGTTTGATTTTATTTCCGCTTCTAATACTACTTTATCTGCCATAATTTTATTTTATAAAGTTACCCCTGTTTTTATTTGTGTGAATCTTATATTACTGCACCATTCTATAATCGTATTTTCGTGTCCTCTTACATTCATTACAAAGTTAGTTCCTGATACTGCACCTGTAGGTCGCCAATTAGTAGTATGACCACTATGCTGTACAGTATCTCTTTCTCTTGATATACTTAGAACTCCTGACTTGTTAATTATAACACCCCTTTCAGTCCAACTACCAAAATCACCTGCTGCTCCACCTCCTGACGTATCAGTACCTCCTACTCTTACTGCTAATACGTCAGCGTGAAAGTACATAGCAGTATTGTCAGGAACTTCTAGTAAACTTCCTGTAGTGTTATTTAAGTAACTAGCTTTAGTGTTTCCGTCTGTGGTTGTTAGTCCGTACATCATATGCATAGACTGTCTTTCAGCTAAGTTGTCTGTTGCTTTGTTACCCCCTAAGACAATAGTATTGTCAGTTGTTGCTTCTCCTAAAGTACCATAGACATTAGCGTTATTTACTCCGTTTGCTATTTCATTTTGATTACCTACTATAATGTTATTCCTAGACATACCTTTTACAGTATTGTTCTCCCCCATTATATAAGTATTATTAGTACCTGTTTCTGTGGTATTCCCTGAGCCTTGAGTATTGTTATTTTCATTGTCAAAGCTACGATTCAGATTTGTATTATATCTAAATGTTGAACAAGTTCCTGACGCTTTATTGTAAGTGTACCCATAAGCTTCACATTGTAATTGATTTGGAGTAACTAAAATAGGCACATCTTCATAGTCGTTTCCTGAAGTAAAAGTTACAACCCCAATATTTGAAATTGAATAAGGTTTAACATCAAATCCTGATAAGTTTTCTATTGTTCTTATTATTTCTGCCATTATGGTATAAGTATAAATTCTACAGTTGCTAAGTCGTTTGGTTTATAGTCTATCTTGTTTACTCTAAATGTTCTGTTCTTAAGGAATACAGTATCATTGAATTTAAAGGTATTAATATCAGCAGGAGTTAAATTAACCTTGATAGTCATAATTCTAGTGTTAGGATTGTAAAGTTCTGAGTAGTAAGGCAACCAATACAAGTTAAATAAGTTATCAGGAACAGAACTACCAACTCCTGTTAAAAGCTGACATTCTCCAAAGTGGAAATCTTTTGAACCTACTACTGTTGGCACATCAGTCAAATGGCTAAATTGTAAAAAATAGTCTTGATTATCTGAAGTAACACCATTTTGTGAAGGCATATAGTAAGAAGCTCCTGTATTCTTGACTCCGTTGTTATACATTATTCTAGGACTATTGTCAAACCCTTCAGAAGTTCCGTCATCAGCGTTATAAGAATATAGTGCAGGAGTTATAAAATCAGGAAATTGACTCATTAAAGGTTTGACTACTGTAGCCGCAAAAGGTTCTGCTACTATTTCATCTTCTCCAACTAATATGTTAAATTCATTTCCTGCGTCATACATCTTACTTCCGTATAAATGTCCACCTACTGAATTTTTATATTTAGTAAAAGCGTAGTCATCGTCGTCTTCTACAAACTTAAAAATAGTCTTTTTATTTAAGTCCGCTAAAGGTTCTAACTTCATTTCTGAAACATCTATCTTTTCTGTCCAATCCAACTGAACACTATCAGCACTATTCAAAAACACATCAGCATAAGGTTCTATCAGAATATTGTTAGGATTATTTTCATCAGGTAAAGTAACTAAGTTAAACATAGTAAGTATTCCTTTTAAGAAATCCCATTGACCTGTTTCTCCTCTTAAAGTGTCTAGTAGTGTTTCGTTTGTAGTTTGGTCTGAACTTGTATTTGCAATAATAGAATTAGAACCCCCTTCTAAGTACATTGTGGTACTAGAACTTTTTGCTTGACATACAATAGTATCACCTGCTGACAATGTAGTCGTAATATTACCCGCATAAGTAAAAGGGTTAGAAGTGGTTACAACCTGACCATTAACTGAAAAAAAAGGTACTCCGTTTACAATCCATTGCACATCTAAAGATTGAGGTGAAGAAGGTGTTTTAAAAATCATATTAAAAGACAGGTTGTAGATTTGACTATCTACTTGAGCTGTAAAAACACCTGATGAATAACCAAAATCTGAAGGGGGTGTTGAAGAATCAAAATCTAATGTAGCGTAAGACGTAGTAAGTATTTGTTGTGAATTTCTTGTAATATTTGCACTAGAATTAAACACAACAGGTGCATTACCTGAACCCCAATTAAAGTCCATATAAAGCTTCTTAAATTCTGTCGTATCAAACAAAGCACTTTCGTAAGTAAAAGGAGTAGGTTCAAATATCCTGTCTATTAAGTACTTAATATTTATAAAAGGTCTAAACGCTTGTTCTAATTGTGTAAGTTCAGGGTTTCCATCAGTTGCTAAATTTCCACTATTACTAGAACCTCCTACAATAAATTGATGATTCCAATCTACAAAAGGATATTTGACAGTTGAATTAGCATCTCTGAACCCTGAAGTACTAGGGTTTAAGTAAGTTATGCCTGAACCTGTATCGTTCCAACTAACTGTAATTTGCGTTCTATTGTATTCGTGTTCTAATTCTGTAAAGTCTAAATCTCTAAAAGCTCTGTCTTTCAAAACATCAGCCAACGCTACTACTTCTGAATACAAGTTTACATTGTAGCTTATTTCTCCTTCCTTATCCGTTACATCTAACAGTCTTAAATACCCTTCAAATAAAATAAAGCCATCTTGCTTAAGTACGCATTGAGTCTTCTTATAAGGGTTGAAAATAACGCCATCATCTGAACGAGTTATTTCAAAGATTTGGTCAAAGATTCTATTGTTTCTTTTTGTAGCAGGAAGATTAAACGCTTTAGAATAAGACTGCACCTTTTCAGCTACATTTTTAAAGTCATCAACACTAAGACTTAAAGGAATATCTTCATCTTCATAAAGGTCGCAAATTACTTGTCCGTCAGATAAACTAGCAACTGTTAATCCACTAACTTGTTGTGTTGAAATTGAACTTACAATTATTGCTCCAATTCCTGAAGTACCTATTAGAATAGTTTGGTCTGTTGCGTTTGCTGTAAAGGTTGTTGAAACAACTCCTACAGATTGTGTAAGTGTCGCTGTTGAATTTAAAATAGTTCCGTTATAAGTGTTTACAAATAAGTCAGCAGTTGCAGAAACTAAGGCAATATCAACACTTACTGTATAATCTATTCCTATTGTTAAATTAGATAGCTTTTGAATTATACCACAATCTTCATTTCCTGAAGTACCTCCTGAAAACACAATATCACCTGAAGTTTCACTTACAATACCACCCCCTAAACTATTATATCTATCCCAATTGTTTAAAGGAAGTGTGGGAGCGTAAAAGTTTATTGCATTCTGTGGAAAAGGAGCAGAGGCTACATACTGCGTGGAAGTATTTATAGTGTTAAAGTTTATTCCATCAACAACAAATTCACTAGGTGTTCCTGAAATAGCGTTATGAGTCCCTTCATAACTTTGTGGATATATTATAAGTTGTACGCTCATTATATTGATTGAGTTCTTAAGTTCTTACTCTTTTCTACTTCAAAAGTGTATTGCATTAATTTATCATTTGCTACAGTCTTTTTAGTATAACTTGAAGTTGTTAGTCTTACAGGGTTTATGTAAAGACTTGGTGATAATATTTGTAATTGTGCTACAGAACTTTCTGAAATATAATTGTTCACTAAATATACTTCAGGACTATTTATAAGCTCCTCAAACCATTCTGATTCTGATTCATTAACAAAGTCTGTGTTCATTGTTATCTTTTCAGTAGCGTTTACTCTAAATGCTTTCTTTCCTCCCTTGTAACCATAAGGAGTGTATAAACTTTCGTTCCAAGAACCTCCTAATTGCTGATATGTACTTCCTTTAGTTGAAATCATTTTAGTAGACTTCATTTTGAAAGTATAGTAATCCCAAGCACCCCATTGATTCAACCAACAAAGTCTGATAGGTTCATAACCTTTAAGAGTAGGACAATTTAGATTGATAGTTACTGTTTCACTTATTATAACATCAGATACATTATAAGCTGCTACTGTGTAATGTGATAAAGTTCCTGCTGTTATTAGTGCTTCAAATGCTGTATTGTAATTTCTTAAGTTAGCAGGGAAACATCCAATGAATAATATTTGATTCTTAGCGTCTGATGAATAAGCAGTAAACCCTCCGTTAGCGTCAGTATTGTCTACATCTAAAGTTGTTACTGTTCCGTCATATTCTGTGAATGTGAACTTCACATAACTTAAAGCACTTGAGTTAGTCAGTAATGAAAGAGTTCCGTAATCTTCTTTATTAGCGTATTGAGTAGTTGGTGCATTGCTTAAAAATTGAGCAAGAGAAACAGGAGCTAATTCAAACTTATCTACATTATAACCAAAGTTGTTAGGGTAACCAATTTTAAGTCTGTCATTGTGCTTTAAATACCCATTGAATAGCGTGTATTCATCTGAGTTATCTTGCGTTCCGTCATCTGTTATAGTGTTTGGTGTTACTGTCGTGTCTAAGTATTCTGTTTTAAATACTATTGCTAAGTACCTTACTGAATTTGTATTAGTAGAAAACTTGTTTATTATATGTAACGGAAATTGTTGTGCAGCTGAAGAAGTGTGTATCTTGTAAGGACTTCCATCTCCTGCTATATTATCAGCACTTACAAAGCTTTCAATAATAGGTCTGAAGTCAAATATACCAACCCCTGCGTTATTGGGAGTAGTCTTAAATGTACCTACAGGAGTAGAAGTAGAAAGATTAATAGCTGTGTCGCTTATATGAACTTCAGCAATAAATTTTACTCTTGTTTCTGTTGGTACAATAGCTGAATTAGATACTGTAAATATTACCTCCTGACCTACAGGAAGTGTATCGTATAAAGGGTGTTGTTCTATTTGTGTTGCCATTTATTTTACTGTTGTTAAACTATTAATTATATCTTCTTTGACTGCTCCTAACATTTCTTTACCAAACTGCTTAAGACCTAACCCTAAAGGTTTTTGGAAAAAGCTAATTCCTTGTATTCCGTTTCTACCAATACTTCTAGCTAATAAGAATGTTAAAGTCTTTCTTTTCATAAATCTTCCCTTAGCATCTCTTAGTGCTATTCCTTTCTTTACAGCCCAACCATCTAAAGCTTTACTTGGTGGTTGTGAATGCCCTTTAGAATTTTTATAACTATAAGGACTTTTTATTACTTTGCTTTTGTAGTCTTTAAAGGTTCTTTTCTTTTGTGTTCCTGAAACCCCTTTGTCTACAAACTGACCATAGTAAGACATATAGAATTGTACTGTGTAATTCTCTCCTTCTTTGATAACTTTAAAGCTAATGGATTCTTCTAACTTTCCACCTTTACCTGCTTTTTGCAAGTTACCCTTAGAACGATTAACAACCTGTTTTCCAAAGCTGTTTAAATACCTTTCTATATTAGCTGTATCCATTAAACAGTAGCTACAAATATTTCTACATTTACATCTGTTGAAGCTGTTGGTCTTACCTCTAATTTTGTTATATCAGCTAAAGAACCATAAGTAGGAACTGCGTCAGCTTCTGCCAACATAACATTGTCAGCTCTTGAAATGATATGCGAGTTTCCCGCAGGTATCAACATGGAATAGTTTGAAGCAGCTCCTGCTACACCTATTTCAATATCAGCAGTAGTTGATAGATTTGATACTCTTATGTATCTTACATTCTCAGCGTCTATTGCTCCTGCACTGTCGTATACATTGCTAGAAAATGTAGCTATTGTTGTTGTTGCTGCGTTAGGACAAGTAACTACTCTTTCAAAAGTGTCTACAATGTCTGTTACAGTTAAAGTGTTTGATGAACCTCTTAACGCTCCATTGATTGTAACGCTTTCGGTGATTGTTGTTGTTAGTGTTGCCATATTAAAATTTGTAAGTTATTTTTGGTGGTAATAATTGTATTGTTAGTTTTCCTATTCTTATTTTAAACATTAGTACCCTGCTCCTTCAGAAGTTACAGGTATTGTACAAGTTGAGAAGTCGTTCTGAACTAAGACTCCAATATTAAATACCCATCCACAACATAAGTTATCAAACCTTTCTTGAAACGGCTCTATTGTGAATTGGTCTTGTGTAAAGTATATAGGAGCGTTTATATCGTTTGTTCCTTGTAACGATTGTTGCTCTGAGTGTCTAAGCATTCCTATAAAGTCAGTACAGATTTGTAGCACTTCGTTAAATACATCTTGCTCATTGCTTAAAGTCTTATAAAGCTTAGGGAAGTTAGCTGAAGCATTGTTCTTAGCCCAATCTTCTTTTTCGCTTACCATATCCATAATAAAGATTTGAAAGTTGTAAGTAAGCTGACTATCTCCTGTTGATACGTTTACAGGGTTTATATGAAGCAACGGAAATTTATTCACCTTAGACAAATCTATGTCAAAAATATCTCCTACTGAAGTTGTGCTTATTTGTTCGTGGTATTCACCTAATCTTAGTAAGGTGTTTACTACATTATTGTATGTCTTATTGTTTACCATTTCTCTTTACTTTATTTTGCGAGTTTAAATCTGTTTCATAACTAAGCCAAGTTAAACACTCTAATAGACTTAATCTTGTTATTCGTTCTAAGTTTACTATCTCTCCATTTGTCAATCTGTACATCACTCCAAACCATCCCCATTTCTCTGCAAAGGATTCTGAAGCTATTGCGTCTTCGTTTCCTTCAGCCGCTCCATCAAATACAATGGCAAAATCTCGGACAACTCCTTCCCTAAAGTGTAAAAAAAAACCAATGCACTTTGCACTTGCTGAGCTGACATCTGTTTCATTTCTTCCGTCCTGAGCCGAATATCACCATCATAAGCGTCAATAATATATATATCATTCTTCTTTTCTTTTACAGGTCTATACAGAACAGCCATTAATTCAGGTAGGTTCTTTTCTATTCCGTTCTTGATGAATTGCTCTATATCTGCGTATTCTCCTAAACTTATAGAATCTAAATCAGGATGAAATCCGTACTCAATTCCGTTTATCTCTATTATCCTTTTTAGCTTTGTATCTTGCTCTTGTTGTAGCTCTGCTATCCTACTCATTATAACAGCTACATCTGACAATGCTAACTCCTTTACTAACTGCTTAGGAATGTTAGATAATGCTGCTATTGTTTCAGTAGCTTCTTCAGTCTTTGTACCTGTTTCAAAGTCAATCAGTTGCAACCACTTCTCAAGCGTTACATCTTCCCAACTATTAATTAGCTTGAACTCTTTTACTTTACCCTTCTTTTTGATTTTGATTTCCATACAATATATAATAGAAAAAGTTAGAATTTAGTTTACTGTACGTAATACTTTCCTGCGTTTGGATTATCTAGGTGGTAAATTACATTGTACCTTATGCCGTCTATTGCGTGGTTAAATGAATCTATATATAATTTTGAACCTTTATCTTGATAAGCGTAATTGTTTAGCTCTTTAGCTATGTTTATAGATTCAGGAGTTACAATTAATTGATAATCTTGCATACGAGTTATACCACTTTCAATAGTTCCTTTCTTTACAGGTTTTATGTTTACTCCTAAATGTCTAAGGTCTGCTATTAGTCTTGGTTCTGCTGAGTCTGCAATGATAAGTTTGTTGTCTACTTTTTCTAGTATTATCTTAGCTAGTTCTTGTGATTTTAACCCATTCCTGTAAAGATGTTCTTTCAAGTATATCTTCTTATGTTTTTTATCAATAGCTACTTCAGTCAATGAGTCAGGGTCTACACTAAAACCAAAGTCCATACCGCAAGAAGTTTGTAAGCCATCAGGATTAAATTCTCCTATACTCCAATTCTCAAAAACTACTCCTTCTGCTTTGTCTAACCACCCTCCAAGTATTTTATGCTGATACTTTTTAAAGTTCCTATGCTTTATACTCTTAATACGCTCTAGGAAGCTCTGTGATAGATTATCTTTATTGTCTAGGTATGTACTATGGATATAGCATACATTGTCTTTAATGCCGTTAAAACCTGCTTGTACTCCTTTTTCTTCAAAGAACCTTTTGTATATCCAATGTTCCTTAGTTACAGGGTTCAAAACTAATATGATTCTATTTTGTACTTTCTTTTCCCTTATACTTAAGTCAATAGTATCAAAGATATTTTCATCAATAAGTTCTTCTGCTTCATCAAGTACCCAAGTACTTATTCCTTGTAATGACTTTAGACTAGCTGTTTGGTTTCCTGCTGATGTCTTAATACCTCTAAATAATATGTCTGATTTGTTTCCTAAATTGACTACCTCAGCTTTATTTACGCTAAAGGTGTTTTCATATCCTAGTAGCCCTATCTTCTCTAAGAACTCAGGAATAATTGATAAGTGAGCTGATACCATTGTATAACGAGTGAATAGGACTCTTATATTCCTAGACATAGTTAAGAGTGTTAGAAAGACTGTAACTGCGAAAGACTTTCCTGAACCCCTACCACCTGTTATAATAAAGTATCTAGCTTCAGACTTAAATAGTGCTGTATATTTGTCGCTAAGATTCAGAGCTTATAAAGTTTATTAGTGGTACATTAAGACTTTCATCATTTGTTGTAACATCTACTCTTTGTTGTGGTTTGCCATAGAAGTATTCAAAGAATAACTTTACCGCCCATTGCTCTTTCTTTTCTAAGCCCTTTTGTAATGACTCCAATGCAATACTACTCATTGGTGTTAAGTTCTCTATTAGCTTTTGTTCTTCAGCTTTACCTTTGCGTCCTGCACCTACTCTTTTTCCTCCGTGTTCCATTTTGAAATAATTTGATTAATCAAGTTGTATTATATAATAGAAATAATTGTTATTTATTTAAAACATAGTTAATTGCTGCTTATGTTTAGTTATTCTTTTCATTGCTGCTTCATAATACTCTTTATCTAATTCACAAGCAGTTAAATCATATTTAAGATTATGACAAGCAATAGCAATACTTCCACTACCTAAGTGAGTATCTAGTATCTTATCTCCCTCCTTTGCGTAATTCATTAGTAGCCACTCGTAAAGTTTTACAGGTTTTTGCGTTGGGTGTATTCTTATCTCTTTGTTTTTCATATCGTGCTGTAACATTCCGTGCCATCTTAAATCTATTTTTCTTACAGCACTTTTAAAACTACAATAAGCGAGTTCACAGTCTGCAAAATCATTTTTTCCATTTTCTTTATTCCATACAATCCAACAACTACTATTTGCATTTGGTATGTTTTCAATGAAATGATTAGCACCCCAAATTATTACATTTTTACTAATTCTTTTTAGTTCTGTAAAGTATTCTTTATTTGGTGCGTTATCATCCCATTTTTTATTTCCGTAATCTTTTGATTTGCCAAGTTTAGAACGGCTTTTGTTATTATTTGAGCTTTCACCAATCCCATAAGGAGGGTCAACTATTGCAAGGTCAAAGTAGTTATCTTCATACCTTGACATTAACTCCATATTACATTCGTTTGTTATATTCATTCGTATTCATTTGGAAGCATAAGCCTTATTCCTAAGTCAGTTAAAGCCCATACTCTTATTTGTTCTGTATATACTTCAAACGCTTTAGTGTTTAAAGCTGTTGTACTTCCTATTTTATTTATTGCTATTTGGTTATCATTAATACTTATCATTTCATATTCTGATAAGAACTTAGCTCTTAGTACATCGTGCATTTCATTTGGGAAATATCCTAGTTCTTCTGCTAGTCCTTGTACGATACATTTCCAATAGTAACTGTTCTGCATATTGCTTCTTGTGTTTCTTTGTTTCTTTACACTTACTATGTAGTCGTTCTCTAATTCCTTTAGATAACTAAATAGACTTTGCTTATCTCTTTTGTCTTTTATTACAAACTTCACTATTCAGTTGCTTTACTTCTTATCTTTTCTGTTGCTCCTTCCCAAAGCTTATCTCTTTTCATACTTAGAGTAGGTTCAGTTCTTTTTAGACTTGGCATTCCTTCAGTTGGTTTGCTGTCCATATATTTACCACACTCACAGAGTGCTTCCTTAGTTACCCATTTGCCATCTCTGTTAACTATTGTAGCCTTTCCTATTTCCATAGTTTTTCCACATTCGCAAAAGTATAGAGTCATTTCTTTAGTTTATCAAGTTCAAATTCTAAGTGATTGATTGCTTTCTGTATGCACTCAATAGGACTAGCGTGTTTCCTTTCTGCTCTGAGCAAGTAAGTAACGGCTGTTCCTGTATTGTAGCTAAGTTCAAAGTCCTCTATGACCTTACGAGCTTCATAGCCGTATCTGATTCCTTTGTAGTAGCTTGGTATTCTATTGTCTTTCATTTATCCTATCGTTTTCTAGTCCTCCTGTTAGTGTTTCTACCTTGTCAATTCTGTATTTTATCTTGTTATTTCTTTTGGCTCTTATCTTGCCTTCTATTATACTTAAAATTGTAATTACAAAAATTACAAATAAGGAAAAGTATGCTAATAGTTGTAGTATCATTTGCTTAGTATTTTTAATAGTTGGTTGCTTGTATAAATCCTGTCGTCACCACTATAATTTTCATATATCATTGTGAAGTTATCGTCCTTCCAAGTCCAAAGACTTTTCACTCCTGTTTTGATGTGATGTTTTAATACACTTTTTATTGTCTTGTATGTTCTTTCCATATCTATTGTTTTAGTTGAGCCGATTAACATTTCTATTCGGTTTATTGTATTGGGGAGGTAACCACACCCCCCCTCTACTACTCTAGGTAAAATAAACGCTTTTGTAGGTCTTACCCTATATTTATTAGTATTAGTCCTTAGAGTATTCTTTATATATTTTTTTTATTCCATCAAAGCAAGTTGAGATACAAGAACCGCAATTAGTTCTTACACCATAATTAGTATTGTATATTGTATTATAAGTTTCAATCATTCTCTTTTTAGCTGCTTGGTTCTTTGCTCTACCTGTTTTCAAGTCTTTCCACATATCTAAAATCTCATCTACTATTTCCTGTGGTAAACTTTCAGGAGCTTCTACTTCTTTTGTCTTCTCCCATTTCTTCTGACTACATTCCATTGGAGCGAGTCTTGCCTTTATTTTCATAAAGCAACCGCAGTCTTTACAAGTTCCTGTTGGCTTGAAGTAATAGACACAACCCTTACATATTGCTATCCTGTCTTCATAGACTTCGTTAGTTACAAAGAACTTATTCATTTAGCATTTCTTTTAGCTGCACTCTTACTTTGTCTATTGTCGTGAATAAACTATTTCTGCTTATTCCTGTCTTCTTTGCTAAACTATCTAAAGTGTTTCCTTCAGAATAATATAATTCAAATATCTTCCTATCATACCAAGTAAAACTCTCTAAAGCTTCATCAATCTTTTCTAGCTTTTCCCATTGTAAATCTTGTTCTTCAATTAAAGGTAAGTTGTATATACTTTTATGGAAATTATTTTGAGCTATATTTGTGTTGTTCATATACACCCCTATTAAATTAGTATAGTACTTTTTATATTTATAATAGTAATTACTTCTAGGACTTGTTAAAGCTCGTCTTAACGCTACTGCTCCGTATCTTGTTACTCCGTCTATTCCGTCCTTATCATAAATAGCTTTAAGTGTTTCAGGATTCATTTGTAAAAAGTATATCATTAACTCTTGTACTGCGTCATTTACTTCGTTCTTATCATTAGAAAGACCATAAGCCATAGTCCTGAACTTACCTGATAGCTTTGATATTTCTAAATATATATCAGTCATTTACAACTTCCATTTTATCTATCTTGTCTGCAACCTGTTGAACTATTTCGTCTAGTATTAGTTTGTAAGACCTTATATACGCTCTATTGCCTTTAGTTTCTATTCCTGCAAAGAATCCGTTAGTAGCTACTGAAACGTTTATCGGTATTATCATCATCCAATCCCAATAGTTATTTTCTTTAAGCCCTGTTCCGTAGCCGTTATGATATTCAATAATTATTTCTAACACTTCTAAGTAACCTTCGTACCTGCTTTTGGTTGATAGCTCTTTAGTAAACTCCATACACATTTCTAAATAGGCTTCAATTATTGCTCTGTGTTCTGCACTTGCGTATATCGGTTCTGTCATACGCCAAAGATATTAAAAAAATTATTCAATTCCTTTTTCTTTTTTTAACTTATTAACAATGGATTTGTAATAACTTATCTTTTCTTCATATTCAACCCTAGAAATCTTTAAAGTTGTACGAGCTAAAAATTGTAGTTCCTGAGCCCTACCTTCTCCATACTTTGCATCTATAGCTAATGCGAACTTGTACTGTTCACCCCAAGCGTAAACATTGCATTTTACACACTGTACCTCACAATTTCCATCTTCTGAAAATCTTGTAGACAAGTGTTTCCTAGACTGAAAGTGTCCGTTCTGCATACCATCTTTGTAATGCCTGACTACTCCACAAGTAAAGCATTGGCACATTCCATATTCGTTAGCTTCTCTAAGTCTTATGTAAAGACTGAACCACTTATCAAGCTCCTTTTTTAATTTACTGACTGTCTTCTTCAATTCTTATTAAGTTTTTAATTAATACTTTAACGATTTGTTCTTGGTCAAACGTGCTTCCTTCTCTTACTTTTCTTCCTCCATAATAAAAGATTCCTTTTAAGTTGTTTATTCTTTCATAGACAATAGCATTGTTAAACGCCCAAATAATAGCAACAGGTTTTCCACTACTTACCTGAAGCTGTTGAGCTCTTACTATTTTACGCATAGCAACAATAACATCTTGTCCATCTTCTATATTCTTATGAACTCCCTTTACTTCTGCAAATCCTGTTATCTTCCCCTTATCGTAAAGAACTGCGTCAATGTGAGCGTATTCCTGATGTGAACCATAAGTCAATCCAAAGTGATTACAAAACTGAGTTAAAGCTTTGTTCTGTCTTTCTCTATGTGCTTTGCGTTCAAATTTCATCTTAGAATAGTTTGTTTTGTTCAACTTTATTTTCTATTATAATACCTAACGCTTGTTGTAGTATATGTAATCCTAATTCAGAATTGACTGCGTTTCTTTCTTCTAAAGGTTTTTTACAAGCTTTATTTCCATATTTTGGCTCCATAGAACCTACATCATCTTTTGGCTGATTAATTAAAGGTATATTAAAATTAGACCATAAGTAATGTCTTCCTATCTTAGTCGGCTTTATTAAAGGTTCATAGTAACTAACTACATTTTCTACACAATACTTACCTTTATAAAAATTGTCCAAAAATATTATTTCTTCATATAACTTCATTGAAGGGTAAACAGGTCTTTTTCTTATATGCTGTGTAAAATAATTTGTTGTGCTATGTGATTGACAAGGTGGTGATGTCCATATAAAATCAAATTCTTTATAATGGTCTAAAAGATATTCGTGTGCGTCAGCTACTATTACATTGTCGTTAGGATATAATTGCCTATACTTATCAGCTATCTTTTCATTAAATTCAACTGCTGTAATTTTATGGTCATTTCCCCAAAGCTTTCTATTACCACCAATTCCTGCATATAAATTTAGTATCTTCATCTTAATAGTTTTATTGGTTCTTGATACCATAAGGTCTGTTCCTTTGGTTGCCCTAATTCGTGAACTTGATAGTAAGCGTTATCTACTAACTTCTTCTGAGCGTACACCCACTTGTAAAAGGTTCTGATATTTAAAAAGGGTTCGTCCTTTCCAAATCTTACACCCTGTCTAAAAGCGTCTTGAACTTGGTTAAAGGTCATATTTCCAAAACGCTTTTCTTGTATTAAATCTTCAGCAAATATCTTACTTAGACTTGCTAAGGTCTGAGCGTCTGACCTGTGTCCTATTTCAACTGAAGTCTTTGCAACTAAGTCTAGGACTTTTTCAGTCAGCTCTTTTAGGTTTTCTTGTTTTAGTGGTTTCATATTTAATTTCGTGTAATCCAAAGAGAATCTTTTATTAATTTTTCTTCTTCAAATAATTGCCAAAACCTATTATCAACTAATTCATCTAATTCCCACCCGTCTTCATTTTGAATTATATCAGGCATCATACCATTAACATACCATATTGATATTATATTTAAAACCTGCATTTCAGTTAATCCTAAATCTTCTATAATTTTATCATTGTATTCAAATTCTTTCATAATTTTTTTTTAATTTATAATAATTCTTTTGCTTTTTGCCATTCATTAATTTGAGCGTCTAACTTAGACATTGTTTTTGTATTTGACTTAGGTTTATCCCATTTCTTTTGATTAGTTGCCCAAGTCTTTAATCTGAGCTTTGTACTCCAAGTTTTGTTTAATTCGTATTTCATTTTTGTATTAGACTTATTAGGTTCTGTCCAATAGTCAATAAATCCATTTAAAATACTTTCATCATAATCAAAAGACAAAACCTCAAAGACAAATTCATCACGCCTATTAGATATAGTATTATTAGTTATTCTTATTTCTTTATTCTTATTAATAGTCCTTAAGTTTGTTTCTGACAAGTCCTTAAGTTTATTAACCTCTAGTTGTTCAGTTTCTTCACAACTTAAGATTCTCAATAAGTTAGCTTCATTAATCTTGAAGTATTGCTTGGCAGGTATTCCTTTACGCTTAGTTTCTATTATTTGGTACTTTTTAAGCGTTTTAAGACACTTTCTTTGCTGATATGAAGTTAGTGTAGTATCTCGCTCTATATTAGCTTCAGTATTAAAAAACCAACCATCAGTCATTCCATTGGCTATAAAGTATTCTTCTTTGCTAATTAGGTCAGCAAGCAGAATTGCACCCTTCAACCCTACCTGCTTCGCTAATTGCTTGTTTACTATTAAGAATGCTGAACTGCTTAATAAGTGTTTCATAATATTTTTGATGAATAGTTATAATTTGACATTGCAATTTTAATATTTTCTAATTGATTAGAGAAGTCAAAGTAAGAAGTTTTTATTATACACAAAGCTTGTCCACTTGTTACCTGTAGCAATACTTGCGGTTTGCTTTCCTTAACCCCATTCTTCAACAGGTGGCTCTTAAGGAAGTCTGAGTCTAAGAAAGTCTTCTTTGCTTCGCTAACATCTTTATAAGCGGTGTAAACTTTATTGAATACATTTCTATATTTTCCCCAAGTTGCGTAATTACTCTTATGCATTTTTTCGTAGTGGTAAATCAAAGACCTATCTCTATTGATAACTTTAGCTATCACAGTCTGATGTATATTTTCTTCTTTTCTTGCAATAACACTAGCAACAGTTCTAGCTACCTGTATATCTTGTTTCCTTGTCTTTTCACCTAACGAGCCTTTAGGCAACCCCAATACATTTGTAGTGAGGTCGCAAAGGACTTTAAAATTATCTTCAGTAGTCATCTTAGAAAGGTAAATCTTCTTCTGAACCTGCTACTGCTTTAGGTTGTTCGTTACTTTTCTTGGAAAAGAAGTAGCCGTCTATATTATGAAAGTATCTTCCGTTATATTCTCTTGAATAAACATTACAAAGAACTGATACATCCATTCCTATTTCTAGCTTGTTCATTGAATCAATCTTATCCCCGAAGGCACTAATACAGACTTCATTTTTAAATTCTCCACCTGTATCAATTACGATAGATTGTTTCTTCCACTCTTTTCCTGATGATTTGCTAACTCCTGATTCAGCAGCTAACTTTTTTACTAATTTTCCTGTTACTTCCATTTTTATTGTGCCTGTTTTTGCAGGTCTTTATTAATTATTGTTTAATTCGTGTATTTGTTATCATTTCAGAAAGTTTTTCTGATTGCTTATTTGTCATTTTGTAGTTATTCATCTTTTCATAGACTATATTACCTTTCCCTATATTGATTGCTTCTAACATTGAATTGTAAATATCTGTAGTCATTGTAAGTTTAGATTTAGCAATAGGTTCATTTACTTTATTACTATCAGCGTCTTTAGTATCATCTAATAAAAATAAATTACCTAAAGCATACTTCTTAGCGTAAGAACTACTACTACCAAAACTCTGTGCAATATCCATTCCTTTTCGTTCAGGATTAATACCTGCTTGAGCTTCTACTGATATATTAGTTTCTCCATCTGAAATTGATACTTTAGAGTTTAAAACTAAATACCCTGCAATCTCCTTTGTAGTTTCTGTAATAGTTAAATAGCAATTGTACTTCTTTAGTAATGGTTTAACAGCTTCTAAAATGTCTTCAGCACTTCTGTAATTATACTTACCAAAACTGTTAAATTGTTTCTTAGGAGCTTTTAATTCGCTTTGTATAGCTATTAAATAATCCTGCTTTTCTTCTGTTTTCATATATTTCTACCTATGTTAGTGGCTAGGATTTTTGCCTGTTTATAATTTTGTTAAAAATACTAAATTAAATTGATTATCAAAGGTGTATTGTTATTTTCTTTGTAAAGCTTTAACCATTCAGGTTTCATATCTACCTCCCATTCTCCTGAAGTTTGCCAAGCGTATTTCTTAAGCATTTCCTTAAACTTATTGTAGTTCTGTAATCTTGTAGCTACAACTACAACTGAACGGCTGTTAAATTGTAAGTCGTTATTTTTAAAGCCACCTACCTTATTTACTTGTGCAGGAATGAAGTTAGGTTTTAACAACCATTCTTCAGCTATTACTTCAGTATTGTCTATTGGCCTTCCTGTAATAAAAGATATTTTAGGTTCGCTGTAATCAACATAAGTTGAGTATTCTAAATAGTTTGCGTCTTTTATTGTCATCTTAAAATTTGTTATTAAAGTCAAGTGAATTGTAATAAGTATCTTTTACTTTTACATATAAATCTCTAACAAATTGAAAAGACAATAGATTAAGCCCTTGCTCAGTTAAAGCCGTATTGTTAGGCAATAACTCAGGTTTATTAGTTTGTACGTCTAACAAGCTTAAAATAGCTTCCTGCTTAGTGTTTGCGTCTTTTAATTTGAATTTCATTATCTTAGTCCTAAAAAAAGTTCTAAAAGCGTAATAGACGCAAGTAGTACATATAAGCAGCTATAAAGTGCTGCCATTCCGAATAGTATTTCTAATATCTTTTTCATTTTCTTTTTCTTTTTAATTAATTTAATTTTGATGGTTCAAAGATAAAACCTTTTTTTAATTAACAAAGTTTTAAACTAACTTTTTAACAGAATAGTTTAAAAATAGTTATTCCTTATCTAGTAAATGATACTAAAATAAATTTAAATAAAGATTGAAAAAGGGGTTAAAAGGGTTTAAAAATAGTGAACGAGTCTTGCTATTTGCCCTGATTCTTTGGAATGTATGAAGCCTTCTACTGCTTTTTGTACGCCACAAAAACCTTTTCTATTGTGCCAACTATCAGTTCCTGAAGGACTACGCATATACTCAACTGTTACACCTATAAAGTCTTTGCCGTCTAACCATCTATGCTTAACTTTATGATGTAAGTGATGTAAATACCAATATCTGTATTTAGTTTCCGCCCATTCTTGCGGTTTTTCGTTTGCCATTAACATAGGTAGCTTATCCATTTTAGCACCATCACCGTGTTCAAGTCCTATTAGATTAGAACCATACTTATAATACTTCCTATGTGCTACAGATATATCAAAAGTAACATCTTTAGTATTTCTGAACCAAGACTTTAAAGAGTGTGCTAAATGAAATCCGCTTTGATAATCGTGATTAGACATTGAATGTACTACATCAACAGGAGCAACTTGTCTTAGTATCTCAACACATTTAACATATAGTTTTAAAGCTACTTCAAAGTGTTGCCACCATTTACCGTCAGCGTCTTGTGGTGTTCCTGCTGTAGTTGTATTATATACATTGTCTATATGTAATACGTCATTACCTACACAAAATAATACTCTATCTATACTAAACCCCTTAGCTTTGCTAATAAGTCCTGTAACGCCTTCTAAGACTCTATTGTAAGCTATCTCAGTATTATAGTCATCACCTGTTTCTAAAGCTACTGCAAGTTTCCCTATATGTATATCAGCAGGGTTTATTACTAACAAGTGTTCACCCTTTACTCTTTTAATTTTTGGATATTTAGGGGAGTAGTTTTCAATTAGATTTTGAATATCTTCAAGTAAATCTAGCTTATCAGTTCCGTATTGTTCTTTTGTAACTATTGAAAAGCGTAATTCACCTGACATATTTTGCCAATGCTTAACGCTTACAATATCTTTTTTATCTATACCTCTATCTTTAAGGTGTAAATCTAAAGCAGTATTGCCGTTAATATTGGACAAGTCTTTCCCCCTAGATTCATTGATTAACTCAACTTCTTCAGGGGAAAGTCTTAGTCTTTTTCCTTGTTTAGACAAACTATTTCTTAGCTACGTCAGCGATTCCCTGCCCTACAATAAGAACTAAGATTGCGTGATACAACTCTGTAGCTGTTGCTTCATCAACTCCTAAGAATGTTACAATAGCAGGAACTACTACTGAACTGATTGCGTACCAAAACTTCTTTGACTTTAACATCTGTCCGATAAGGTACTTTTGAAAAAACTTTTTCATAATTATTTATTTTTGATTATTAAATTAATGTTTTCGCCGCCTAAATTAAGTATTTCTTTGATAACTAAGTCCATAGCTAAGCGTGAGTTATAAACAACGTCCTGTTCACTTCCTTGTCCTACTAGAATACAACCGCTTGTATCTTTAGCTGTATTTCCTATATGGAATAAGATATAATCCCTGTTTGGCACATCCTGAACTAATAAGTGTAAGTAATCTCTAGTAGCTGATTCTCTTGGTAGTCTTAACCTTACTTTGTACCTCCCTTCAGGAATACAGGATATATTTCTTTGATTATTTATATAGGGGTTCTCTAAGGTATCACAAAACCTTTCACCATTTATAAAAAGCTCTCCTATTGTAGAATTTTCCGTAAATGTATCTCTAATGATTAAAAGATTAACGACCTTGACCTCTGTAAGCTTTTTTAAAGCCTCTCCCGCCTTTACTTGCGTTTTTGGAGTGTACCCCCTTCCTTTTTCTTTTAACGCCATTATAAGTGTTATTAGTGATTTTAGCCATTTAATTATTCTCATTTCTTTTTCTACTTAATCTCCACTTGTCAATTGTATAAGCTATTGATACAACTAAAAGAAGAATCTTTAAAGCTAGTTCTAAATTGCTAAATGTTGTTACGCTTAGGACAGTTCCGTTTACTACTGCTACTTCGGACACTTCCTGTATTGTTTTTCTTATCGGCATTTAAGTACGATTTTAATTTAGTTATATTCTTTTGTTTAGGTTTATAGTGTTTCTTCATTAATCAGATGAATTTAGAAAGTTTCTTAAAGTAAGTTTTGTTCCTTGTGGTGTTGGTCTTTCAAGGTTCATTCCATTATAGTAAGCGTTTCTATCAGGGTTCACATCTGCACCTGTATTTGTAGAGTATTCAGGGAAACTAGAATTATTATTGCAAATGTAGTCAATCATTCTCTCTGTGTAGTATTCAGCTGTATTTCTTACTTCTTCTCTTAGGTGTTGGCTTTCTTCTGTACTTAAAGCAGTTCCTGTTTCTGAAGTCTTAGAGTAAATATTGCCGTTCTCAATCTTAAATCTTAAAAAAGGGATAGCGTGATAGAACGCCCAATTCGGTAACATATCACCTATGTAGTCATTTAGTAAAGTAGCGTAAGCTTCGTTTCCTGCGTTTCCTACTGTTCCTGCTACAATTAAGTCTTTAAGCTTTTGATTCAAGTCAGTACCTAGCTTAGTTTCTACATAGAGCTTCTGTGCTTGACGAACATAAGGAAGTAATAGCTCAACATCAACATTCAAATTGATTGCTGTAGAGTCCTTTAATTTCGCTTCTGATATAAATAGTACGTATGCCATAATTATCTTGGTTCTAAAAATCCGTTATTTTTCATTCTTTTTGGTGGTCTTGCTACTAGGTTGTCATTCTTTTCAGATGTAAAACCTTCAGACAAAGCTTTAGTATAAGATATTGCTTCACTTGGCTTGATGTTACTTTTAGCACCTCTTAAAGATGTTTTGTAGATTTGTCTTAACCAAAAGTGATGACAATTTCCCCCTCCTTTGTAAAGCCAAATTGAGTAAGTATCTGCACCACGAGGTCCCCAACCTGCATTTACAGCTCTTGAACCCATTTGTATTATATCTTCTTTTCTGTAAACTTTCCTAGCTGACATCATTTTACTACAAAATTCTCTAGTACTTCCTTCTTGGCTTAAGAAGTTGTCTTTAGTGTAAACATATCTAACCTTATAAAATTCATTGTCTGCTTTATTTGTTCCGTCTTGCTTACTTCTAGCATTAGGTCTAGCAGTTCCTGTTGATGCTAATTCTGTCTTGTCATTAGCTATATTGTTAAGCTCATTTTCAAAGTCAAAGTCTTGATGCTCTCCGTCTACTACTTCTTCTTCTATCAATTCCCAATCTTCTGAAATATCCTCACCAAATTCTTCAATAAAAGAATCTAGCTCTGTTTTTTCTGAGCAATTACATTTTTCAACTTCAGATAGTTTTACATCTTGTTCTACTGTTTCTTCATCTCCTAAAGGTTCAAGTCCTAAGTCAGCTCTGATTTCATCAACTGTCATTACTTCTCTAATAGTCTTAGAATCAAATTGAACTGTAATTGGTTTAAGTTGAACAAACTCAACAGGTAAATCCATATTGTTCACAGAGAATATAGTCTGTAAAGTATTTAGTATATTTAATTGGAATCCTCTTACTACTGTATTTTGATAAAAATTAGCTGCATTGATAAGTTCATCTGCGTTACTTGAAAAACCATTGTCTGTATCAATACCCATTAAAGTTTTAGATGTAATTCTATGTGCTGCACAAATATTTGAAACTAAAAGTTCTTGTAATGCTAGGTATTGCTTGTCTGCGTCAGAAACACTAATAGGAGTTATTTCAGGTACTCTTGTCTTATCATCTGAGAACGTCAATACAAATTTACCACTATTAGAAGCTCCTGTAAATTTATCTACTAAGCTTTGTTCTATCTGTCTTCTTTCCTCAGATGTTGGTATACCATTAGCGAAACTTACAAAATACGAGCCTGCGAATCCATTCTCTATATTGTTAAGGTGGAACTCCGCTACCTTTTGGTCTACTAAAGCCCAATTACAACCTGCTATGTAGTCAGGAGTGTAATAAACGTCCATATTAGGACTGTACGAACCTGAGTAAATTAACTGACTTCCTGAAGTCCTGTCGTTCACATTAAAAGCAGGTACAGGATAGGGTTTATTCGTTCTAGTGTTTCCCCAATCAGCACTTATATAGTAAGTATCAACCTTACCCATTGCATTTGGTCTTCCTGCTCTTACACGCTCTACAGGTACGTGATACAGCTCTACGATTTCTGTTCTTTCTCTATTAAAAACAACGTGTATTGCGTACCCTCCCTGAAGCTTAAAATCAAAAGCAACTTTTTTAATTACTTGGTGTAAACTTTCGTTAGAATTAGCGTGTCTTAGAAACTTCTTAAGCTTAACGTAACTTTCTAAATTAGTATCATCTTCTTCACATACTAAGTCTTCACCTGCTATCATTTCAGCAGTCTGATTGATAATTGCAGCGTGTGTACTAGAATTGTAGTAAAGGTCAATCAAGAACTGAGGATAGAGGTTTTTCCAATCTTCCGTTCCGTACTCTATGTAATCACGTCCTCTTACTTCTTGTACTATTGGAGCTGTTGATGTTTCTAAGTTTATACTAAGTATTTTATCCATTTTATTCTATTATTAATTCATCAGGGTCTACATCTGTACCTTCTGCGTTCTTTTCATAACCTAAGAACGAATGTACACAATTTACAGGAAATAACTCGTGTATTCCAAAATCATATTCTTCTGTAGTCATTAGGTCGTAAAATACTCCATCATAATAAATAGGAGGAGTTAATTCTTTACCATCTTTATCATAAGTTGCAGGTACTTCTACTATTTTACCAAGATACACGATAGCCTGTGTACCATTTCTGTAAACATCTTGAGTAACTCCTTCTTCAGTTATTACTTCGTAAGTACCTTTAGCAAGTAAGTCAGCATCTCCCTCTGCTTTTGTTTCGTATTGTAATTTATATATATTCATATTACTGAGTTATTTGCTTTATTTGGTCATCTGAGAGTGCTGTGGTATATACTTGTAGTTGTTTTACTTTACCGTAGAAAAGAGACGAGCCATTTCTTGAAAATTCTATTCTATCTAATCCTGTTGGTGCTGTATATGTACCTAAAGAATAAACTGAAGAACCATTGATAAAAACTTCAAAATCATTTACTTTCCATTTAATTGCTATTTTATTAAAATCAGTTATGTCTGTTAAAGTAATTATTTCAGCAATTTGATAAACACCACCACTATATCCCCAAACTGCTAATTGGTTAGCCCCACTTCTTAATTGAAACATAATACTGTTATTAGCATAACTCCCATCAGACATAACTAAATACTCTGTATTAGTATTTGTAGTTTGTAAAGCAGCCATCTCTACAAACAAAACCCCTTCTGTACTATTAATCAAACTACCTATACCATCTCTTGTGAAGATGTCTTGGTTTCTTGTAACTGTACTTCCTGATGTTGGAATGTATGATGTTGCGTAAGAGCCTTCTTCTAATTGTGCTCCCCATAATTGTATAGTACCTCCACTATTTAAAGCACTTGATAAATATACATAAATTGTAGTATTTGTACCTGTATTAAATGTATGTGTAATTCTCGTCCATTCCGTAGTACTTAATTGACTTGTGTAATCTACTGATGTTAAATTAGTCCCTCCACTACCTCCTAGACCTAAAACCCTGCTATTAACAAGCGTAGCATCTACATTTTTAGCATAAAAAGAAAGTACATAATCTGTATTTTGAGTTAAACCTAATCCTCCTGACTGTAATTTACCTGCACC